CTGTTCTAGGTGCGGTTTGCTGCTCAACATAAGTTGCTATGCCGCTAAAATTAAACGAGCTTAGGTTCTCGCCCATATAAGTGAATATCTTGTTATCTATCTCTATAGCGTCTATACAAGACTGTGGGGTCTTCTCAACCTTAACTTCCTTATTAACTACAACCTCTTTAGTGACTGGCACTTCTTTAGTTATAGTTTTGGTTTCTACTTTTGGGGCTGGTGTAGCCAACGCCCCGCCAAGACCCAATACGATTAAGTAGCTAAATATTATTAGGGTTATTTTAACTGGTTTAAACTTTATAAACTCTTTCACCTTATTGCTCCTGTGGCGTTACTGCTGGCTGAAGTTTGTAATGATTATCAGTCTGGGTGCCATAGTTTTCTTTGACTTGTAAACTGCTTGGTGTAGTATCTTCTACTTTTAAGCTGCCCATAGTAGCCTTGTAAGCTACGTCTATTATCATATAACTTATAGCAAATACGATTGCTAAACTTATAGATATTATTGCTAGTGTTTTCATTATTTCTCCTTTGGCCCTGGCCTTTTCATTGGAGGCTCGTATAGGGCGATTGCTGTTATTAACATTATTAATATTACTGAGAGTTCTATCATAGGCTTTTGCCTCTCTTACCTTTTCTACCACCAAGTACGCCTCTGCATTGAGCTTTAAAGTGTGGTTCGTAGATCACTGTGCAATCACAGTATGTCTTTTTAGCGAAGCCACCGCCCCGGCTTACTCGGCCGCCCTTGGCTCCTTGGATACGATAAAAATCTTCACCGTATCGCTCAATATTAGTTTTAGCAGTTTTCTTGCCGCCCTCGACTGTTTGCATATAAGTTCCTTTCGTTTAGTTTATGCTATTTACTATATTAGCATAGCCGTATAAGCATTGCAAGTACTTTAATCTTCTCGCAGTTTACGCTCTATATTGCTAACTATGCCGTAATCTATATCCACCCTAATCACATTAAATGCTTGGTCAAGCGGTAAGTCGGGGTTGTAAAGCACTAGATCCGCTTTATCTAACTCGCAGATCATCATATTAAATTGTAGTTGGGCCATGACCTCAAAGGGTATGTTTTCTAAATCTATGCCCAACATTTTACTGCTGTTAAAAGCTTTAACTTCTATTAGAATATCCCCAGCGATACCATCGGGGCTTGCACCTGCATTATAGTATTTATCATTAGTAACGAACCCTGGCACTAACACATCACGATCATATAGCCTAGAGTAAAGTTCAACAGCATCGTCTTCTAAAAGTTGCCCTCGTAACATCCAATAGTTTGTACCGCCGCTTTTGCCGCTGTTGGCGTCTAATGCCTCCCACAAGCCCTTTTTAAGCAATACATGGGCATTAGAGCCTGTTACCTTGTTCTTGCGAAGCTCAAACCACTCGGGGCTACGCTGCTCGCAGGTGTGTATCTTAACTGGCATCGTTTTGCCTTTCTAGCAGACGCTTCTTCATTTCTGCAGATTTAGTTAGTATCTCCTTAGATATAGCATTATCATAACTAGGTTCAAAGGCTATTGTGTCCTTACGGTTCATATCTCTACCAAATAATATACCAATATGCTCGGCTGCGTCTTTAATTGCAAAGCTTTTAGCACTTGGCAAGCCTTTCATGATGGCGTCGGATTTAATAGCTCCGAGGTTGCTGGCATTCTCGCCCTTGTTCACTTGTATGGCTACCGCACCGACACCGTCTTGGAATAGCTTTTCTCCGCTTAAAGGGTGCGTGTAGTGGAGTCTTACGGTTACAGCTAATGAGTTAAGCAGTTGTTGAACTTGTAGTATCTCAACGTGCCACTCTTGGAATACATTAGTTAAAAGCAATTCTACCTTGTCAATTGGTATATATTTAACACCATTAACCATCGGGTGGTTTTTAACAAACTCTTCGGGCGGCTGTTGGTTTACAACCGCTAAATACTTGTCTTGCTTAATCTTATCTACAAGCGTTGTTATATCACCTGTAAATAATGCCGGTAAATCTTTTTTGCTCATATTATCTGTCCTCAGTTAAATCTTTAGCTTCAATACTGCTCAATACATCTAGGTTAGCTTTTACCAATGTTTGTAACACTGTGGTGTCAACATCACGTATAACTATATTTAATTCGTCTATGTAATCTACGCTTATTGTTAATTGTAATTTTGCCATTATCTCCCACCCCATTCTTCGTCTTCACTAGCGCCACTAAAATCACCTGCACAGTTTACACAGCCACAGATACGTCTACCGTCTGTTGTGACTATCATTTCTGTTTGGTGTTTAAAAATGTTTTGTATATCACCATCTATGATAGTTATTTTTTTGCTGCTTGATAGCATTGGTATTAATTGGGCTTGCCAGCTATTTTGCCAAAAGCTAAAAGCCTCCACTCTATCTCTTGGTAGCTTTATGTCCATGTATTTCATTATTTTAAGTCCCATTTAATGTAGTTAGTAGTTGTCTTGGTAACACCAGTTGGCAATTGACCATATAGTTTGTCGTACTCGCCAGCTTTTTTAGTATCTAAAACAGTTTTACACATAATCTCATCAACATCGCTTAGCTTTTCTGCCTTATATGTTGTGCGTGGTACTAAAGTAACGTAATAGGCATCGTTGTCTATTTTCTTTATATTGTGCTGTTCCATCGCACTAAGCAGAGCGTCTTTAATCTCCTGCTCATATTTAGCCAGCTCTTTTTTAAGCTCTATGGCTGTTCTTATTTTTGCCTCTATCTCTTTAGGCACTGTGTTTTTAGTAATAGTCATAGCGGTTGTTCCTTTCGTTTATTGCTATACTTTTATATTAGCATAGCCGTATAATTAAAGCAAAGACTTTCTTGTAAAGTTATCCACAGTTTTTGTATTGATCAATGTTTGGTATAATGCTACTAATACAGCCCCGAATAAATCTTTTTCGTTAGTTTGTTCCTTTCGTTTAAAGACCTCCTAGGGGCTGTTTTTGTATATAAAATAAGGCGGCCTCGCAAACCGCCCTATCAACACCTTTCTTAACTACATCTCACCACCAGTGATTCAAAATCCAGAAGGCTTTAGCGTTCTCCCAGCTGCCATATCTTTGCATCGCATAGTTAGTGAACCAAGCGTCTTGACAAGCATAATCTGAGTTACTACATGGTAACTTAGAGCCTGGGCAAGCCTGTCCTAACCCTCTACAACCAATTGGATTGACTGCTGCAGGGTTGTTACCTGATTCCTTTTGATATATAAAGGCCTTAGCATCGCTTGTATCCGCTGTTTGTGTGGGAGCGGTACTGTTTACCACTTTTGGTGCAGATTGGGCTTGTGCGGCCTGTATTTGCGCCACACGTGCCTTTTCTGCTTGCTTGGCTTGCAATTGTTTGTTGAGTTCCTCTTTTTGCTTGTTAAGCTCGTCTACTTGCTTTTGTAATTCTTGCTTTTGAGCCTCCGACAAATTAAGCGTTTCGCTTTGTTTTTTTATCTCGGTACTCTTTTGCTCTATTACATTAGCTTTGTTGTTTAATTCTACTTCTAGTTTAGCACTGTAAGTGTATTGGTAAGCCATTACTGAAATTACTATTCCTGCTATGGCCAGTAGTATGCTAATTACTACCTTAGTTGTTTTGTTGCGCTTCACCATCCGACTATTGCTAGTCTTATGTCCTCGTTTAACAATATTCATTATAACAAACTTTATCGGTTTTTAATTGATACATAGAACATTAAGCTTATAAGTAGCCCTGTTATAGGGAGGCTCAAAATAGGCTCTACAGGCTGCAAATAGTTGTATACTCCAGCGCACGCAAGTACTGCAAAGGCTAGCTGCACGACCCAGTAGATCAAGCTGTCTAGTTTATTACCTTTCTTTTTGTTAGTTGGTTTTGTTGTTGGTTGTTTTTTTATTGTACCCATAATTGTTCCTTTCGTTTATTTGTACATAAAGCAGTATAGCATAAGCATAATAATAATGCAAGTGCTTATTTAACTTGTTGAAGTTTTGCCGATACGCTCTTACAGTATTTAATGATGTTATGGCATTCTTCTATACGCTGGCTGTCGGTGCTTAACCCGGCAAGGTAATTCCCCAGTAGATCTAATATGCCGCCATTCTGATTGGTGATGTTTAAGCTTTTGAGCTTTTCAACTTTAGCTTGTTCATTGTCAAAGTGTTCTCTTAGTTTCTCCCAGCCTTGCTCAATCTCGGCATCTTCAGTTTCTTTGGCTTGTTGAGCCTCGTGCATTTCTTGCTTAAACTCGGTAATACGCTCTGTCTGAGCCACCTTAGCTTCTTGGTCTTTACGCCACGCATAATCATCATCACGAGTCCAGTTGTCTGGCTTTTCGTTATATTTACGTCTGTATGCGAACTTAGAGCGTTGGCCCTCTTCTTCGGCTAGCTTCTTTTTGGCTTCTTCGCTTTCAATCAGTTTGTAAGCTGATTGCAAATCGGCAAGTGTTGCCGTTTTGCTGGAATGCTCAAACACTTTCATGTAATTGCGAGCTGTCCGTTCGCTAAAAGAAAACTTGCTGTTTACTATAAGCAAGAACTCGCCATGCTTGCACATCCCTTTTACACGAGTTAATAATTCACCAGCTTTGATAGCATGCTCGACTGTATGTTTATAGCTCTCTATAATGGCTGTGTGTTCTCCATTTATCTGGTCTATTATGTGTTTGTCGATTTCCATTACTTGCTCCTTTTATAACCTAACTTATCAAGCGTCTTTCTTATATAATCTATGCCCTTTTGAGTAACTATAGTTTTTTTATTAATAATAGTGTTACCAAAGCTTGTAGATACTTCTTGCTCAATAATCCCAAAATGCCCGGCATCAATAAATCTTTGGTATGGCTCGTTATTGTATCTTAATATATTAGCTCCTCTTAATATGTTAAACAGCTTGTTCCTGCCAACATTGTCATAATTTAACATTTTTGCTACGACAGACATCTCTACTTTATCGTTGCTGTCTGTTACCATTTGCCATGTCTCTACTTCTGCCTCTAGTGTGGCATTTTGCTTAAGTAGCCCATCGATTGCGTTCTGTAGCTCTACCACATTGTTTTGGCTTTTTTGTAATAACACTATGAGATCTTTATCTTCCATGTTGTTCCTTTCATTTAATATTGTACTTACAGTTTAGCATAGCCGTATATGAATATCAACAAACATTAATTTTATATTTTTAAGTTAATGGTATATAATGCTTATTAAGTATTGACTATTGAATAGATTCAATACCTAGGCGAATATTTAGTACTGGATATAAACCGAAACTATATAAAAAAGAAATCCCCTCTTGGGTAAAAGAGGGGTGACTATTGAATATGCTTTAATTATAAAGCAGCTGGAGGGTAAAAGCAAGTGCAAAGTTTAAATCAAGTCTTACAAGACAAACGTTATAACGTTAATAATAATAAACTAAATAACGTTAAACGTTATAACGTTAATGCAGAAAAGATAGCTAAAACAATTGCAGAAAAGTTAAACGATGAAAACAGTTTCTTATTTTTTTGTAAAGTAGCTCATCAATTACCGGAAAATATTATTTGGAGAAACTTAGAGCAAGCCCAGGGCGGTAATAACCCCAGGGCTTATTTTACATTTTTGTGTAAGTTAGAAATGGGCAAATGATGATGGCAGTGTTATTCACAGACCAAAACAAATACATCAAGGTTAAGCCGGAACAAGCTAAAGTAATATGGCAAATCTTAAATGGCGAGATACAAGGCACAGAGCAGCAGCAAAAGTATTGTTTACATGTTAAGAGTGTCTACTTAAATAGATATAGCAAGAATACGCCAAAGTCTTACAAAGATTATCTTAATTCTATTGACAAGCGTAAGTAGTGTTGTATTATTAGATTATGAACGGCTTAATCTTTATACAGAAATACAATGGCCAAGACATCTGCAAGCTTCGTAACGGCCAATATGTTATTAAAACCAAGAACAAAATTAGTAAACCATACAGCAGTATTGATGACATTGTTCAAGCATTCGCTAAGAAACAAAAGCGAAAGATTGCCAGCAAACAAACTAAAGATCTAACAAGTTAGGTATGTAATGAGGTGGAAGTGTATCGCTACCCTGCAATCACATTTTATATAACAGACGACAGCGTAGGGTTTAACACACACCTGCAGAGCTTTTATTTGCGACCGGTTGAACCTTACTATCACAGAAGGTTTCAGACAATAAAAATGTTAATACGGATGGGAGTCATTCAAGATATAAATGGGCTATGCCATTACACACAAGATAAAATAGGGCTATACGCAAGATACACAAGATGGGAGAAAATATGACAACCGAGCTTAGATACTTATCATTATTTAGCGGAATAGGAGGGTTTGAAATTGCGATACAACGTGCTTTCAATCAACAACTTACCCAGATCGAGCAAGACTGGCAAGGGCGGAACAGGGATATTAACGAAGTGGAACACGATGTTTTGCCTACAAGCAGGGCCACCGCATTATGTATTGGTTACTCCGAAATCGACAAATACGCAATTAAAACATACGAAAGGCACTTCAAACATGACAACTATGGAGACGCAACCAAAATCAATCCTACAGAACTCCCAGACTTCGACCTACTCGTTGGCGGATTTCCTTGCCAAGCATTCTCGATCGCTGGCAAACGTAAAGGATTTGACGACACCAGAGGCACACTCTTTTTTGACATCGCTAGGATTCTTGCAGAAAAAAGACCCAGACATATGGTACTTGAAAACGTCAAAGGTTTACTTAGTCACGACGGTGGCAAAACTTTCCAGACAATACTTGGGGTTCTCTCCGACTTGGGGTATAGAGTTGAATGGCAAGTACTTAACAGCAAAGACTTCGGAGTTCCCCAAAACCGAGAACGCATCTACTTTGTCGGACATCTTAGAGGCGAATGTCGCGGAGAAGTATTTCCTATCATCAACACACACCGACAGGCTACTAAACCAATACAAGGACACTACACAAACACCCTTACCGCAAGATACGAAGCAGCCCAAGCAACAGGCTCGTACATTATTGAAAGTGAACTCAATGCACAAATACGCAGACTAACACCACTAGAGTGTGAACGCTTACAAGGCTTTCCCGATGGGTGGACAGCAGGAGAATCAGACACTCAAAGATACAAGATGTGCGGCAACGCTGTAACAGTAAATACAGTTGAAGCAGTAATGGAAAAACTAACCCAGCACATCGCAGGAGTGGAAGCATGAAAACTAAACTAGCAGTAACAGTACCATCTAGGGGTAGGCCGCATAATCTAAAAAGACTGGCTAAGGCATTAAAAGAAACCTGCACTGGAGACTATGAGCTATTGGCTAGAATTGACGCAGACGACCCAAGCCGCAACGCTTATTTAAAGATTAAAGACGCAGATATTACAGTTGGCGAGCGTATATTCTTTACATTGTCGCTTAATGAGCTTGCCCAGAACGCACTAGAGCGTGGCTGTACACATCTAGCTATTTTAGGCGATGATGTACTACCAGAGACTGTTGGTTGGGACGTAAAGATGGTAAACGCATTAAATGGCAAACTTGGGGTAGTTTATGGGAGCGATGGTTTAGAAAACTTACATGGCCCAGATTTACCGACTCATGTAGTGCTACCTGTTGAGATGTATAAAAGACTTGGCTGGATTGGCTTGCCAGGCAGTAGACATTTATTTTGTGATAATGCTTGGCGAGAGCTTGGCAAATTAACCCAATTTATTTACTTGAAAGATGTAAAGCTAACCCACTTGCACCGCTGGAATAAATCTGCACCTGATGACCAAACCTACAAAGAGGCTAACAACAAGGTAAAGCGTGAGCAAGACAGACGGGCCTTTGAAGCTTGGCGAGATGGCGAGGGTCTGCAAAAAGCGAGAGCAGCCCTGCAATGAAAACCGTAGTAGCAATTACACATGGCTACCCACCAGAGTGGAACATGGGCGGTGAAGTATCTTTGCATAGAATGCTAAAGATGGCCCGGGGCGATAAACATGTACTTACTATTACAGATAAAGAACACACCTTTGAGAGTGTAAAGATACACCAGATAGACGCTAAGAATGTACTAGATATAAAGACCGACCCAAACCCGATAGCCAAACAATTAAGAGACCTAAAAGCTGATGTTGTTATTGGTCAGAATGAATTATCTCTAGCGGCTGTAATTGCTGCCCGAATGATTGGAGCAGTTTCAATTGTAAGCGTCCATACCCCACCGCTATATGGGCGCAACATCGCAAAGGCCCTAGATAAGGCTGATTATGCAATCTATAACACTAGAACTTCGGCAGTTGAATGGGGCGAGCCAGACGCCCTAGTAGTACATCCACCGATTAACCAGCCACCTGCTAATACTTATACAAACGGAGATGCCTATTTATTATCATCATCTTTAATAAACAAGGGAGTTAAAACAGTTATAGAAGTAGCCAAACGATACCCCGGTAAAAGATTTATTATAATACGCTCCCCGGCCGAGCCAACTCATGGATTGCCAAACCTTGAGCAAGTTGTAAAAGAAATACCTAACATTGAGCTAAAGCCAAGAGTAGCACCAGAAGATGTGCATAAGTATTTTAAACAGTCAAGAATACTATTAGTGCCATCAAAATATGAAACCTACGGCATGACCACAATAGAAGCGGCAGGCTATGGTATACCGACCGTTCACGTAGATACACCGCATGTTAGAGAGGGCATAGCCGAGGGCGCTATATTAGTGCCTGGGCTTAATATAGACGCTACAGCAAAGGGAATTGATATAATTGAGAGTAACTACGATTTATATAGTGAGAACGCTAGAAAGCGGGCTGAATGGCTATATGTAAGGCAAAAGATTGAGATGCAACGCTTTGCTGAGTTTATTGAAAATGTAAAGCCCTTAGATACTATGCAGCTTAGGCAGCGCAGCAGATCAATGATGATAAAAAGGCGCAAAAGGTACTAGCTAAATGATTGACATTGTAATTCCCTACCGCACCAGCAAGACAGACGAGCTTAAATATACGCTTAGAGCCATAGACAGGCACTTAGAGCATGGCAAAATAGTAATAGTGGGCGATATACCCGATTGGGTACAAAACGCACTTACAATACCCACAGAACGCTCAACCCACAAACATCAGCTTGATTGTGAGCTAAACATTAGAGCGGCACTGCCTTATTTATCTGATGAGTTCTACCTATTCAATGATGACTTTATACTGCTAAAACCGCTAGAGGATATACCAAACTATCACGAGGGCGATATTGATGATGTTGTTAAGATAAAGGCCAGAAGCATTGTTACCTCAAATGTTGCTAAGAAGCTTATAAACACTCGAGCGTTCTTGCATAGTAAGGGCGTTGAGTACCCAGTAGCCTATACACTACATATACCGGTTAAATATAAGAGAGATAACTACCAGAGATGTTCAGATTTAATACTGCCTACATTAAAGAGAACGGATATATTACCAAGAACCATTTATGGCAACTTATACGGCAATAGCTCGGTTATACATAAAGATGTTAAGATATACACTAAAGACCAGCCACTACCCGATGATGATTTTGTATCTACTTGGGAGAATAGCTGGGACGGCATAGCAGGTGATAGTATTAGAGCAATGTTTAGTGAAAAAAGCAGGTATGAGGTTTAAATATGTATACAGCAAGATATAAATACTACTCAACTAAAAAGGCCAACGGCTTTGACAGCAAGTTTGAAGCTGGTAAAGCCCAAGAGCTAGAGCTACTTAAAAAGGCTGGCGAGATTGTAGACTACCAAAAGCAGGTAAAGATACCGCTAATAGTAAATAACTATATTATCTGCAACTATTATATGGACTTTGTTGTTGAGCATAATGACGGCACTCTTGAATATTTAGAAATGAAAGGCTTCGCCACAGAGACGTGGAAGCTAAAGTACAAACTGTTTGAAGCTTTATACTCTGAAAAGCCTAATGTAAAATTAACCGTAGAATACCAAGGTAAAACTTGGAAGCCACAAAGGAGGCGTGTAAAGTGAAAGTACATAACCCAAATAATTTGCCAACAATACCAATAGCGGATTTATTGGCAACGCAGGGCGATCTAAAAGACCTCACAGAGGCAAACTATAAAAAGCTTAAAAACACTATTGAGCGAAGAGGGTTTAGCTACCCAGTTTATGTATGGGAAGATGACAAAAATATACTACATTTACTTGATGGGCATCAACGGCAAAGAGTTCTAACTACCGAGGGATGGAATGAGCCAATACCTTACTTGAAAGTCCCTGCCGAGAACTTGCAAGAGGCAATGGCTAGACTTTTAGAGATAACCAGCCAATACGCCACTATTACTCAAGAGGGCATTGATGAGTTTATAGCCAAATATGAACTTAACGAGGCTGAGGTTTACGAGGCTACGAGTTTTGACGCAATCCATAATTATACTTTAGACGATGCGATGGGAGATGATTTTGAGCTACCAGAGGGCGACAAAGAGCCATTTGGCCAGATGACTTTTATGCTCGCAGATGCACAAATAGAAACAATCAAGGACGCAATTGGTACTGTTGGCAATAATTCAGGGGAAACATTTGGTAACGAAAACGGCAACGGCAACAAGTTATATTGGATATGTAAACAATGGTTGACCCAAAACAAATAGTAATTAAAATACTACCAGCTAAAGTCGCTAATGATTTTGTTAAAAAGCATCACTATAGCGGCAAGGTAGTGCCAAATAGTAAGCTACATTTTGGGTGTTTCTTGGGCGGAGTATTGCATGGAGTGATGAGCTATGGTTCTCCAATGGATAAGTCAAAGGTGATGGGGCTTGTCAGTAACTCAAAATGGTTTGACATGCTAGAGCTTAACAGAATGGCGTTTGATAATATATTGCCAAAAAATAGCGAGAGTAGGTGCTTAGCTATATCATTCAAGCTTATAAAAAAGAACGCCCCGCACATTAAGTGGATTTTATCTTTTTCAGATGGTACGGCCAGTGGCGACGGCACTATATATAGAGCAGTTGGGTTCAAGCTTACGCAAATTAAGCGTAATAGCACTTTGTACGTGTTCCCCGATGGAGAACGTATTGCATCACTAACTTTAACGAATGGTGGAGATCCAACAAGTAGAATTAGAGTTGCTAAAAAATATGGGGCTAAACTAACTAACAATGCTAGTATGAAACCATTTATTGACATTGGGGCTAGACCAGCCGAGGGGTGGCAACTTCGCTATGTGAAAATATTAGATAACAATTGCGGCCTGCTCTGCAAAGAATTGGATTATAACGAAATAGATAATTATGGGGCAGGGATGCTAAGGGGCAAAAAAATCAAACGCTCAGAGAGGATGGGTAAATAACTTGTCTGTCTTTACCGTTAATTTGCATTATACGCCACTTATGGCTGCTTGTACCGGCTTGTATAGCCTCGTCAATAGTTGCATAGGTTTTTTGTATATCAACCCAAGACATGCTTATTTTGTTAAATTGTTGTATCTTATAATATATAGGCTTGCTCATAGTTGTCAGTCTATAGCATTACCATTAAAAATCAAGCTAGATATGCGTCAAAAACATAAAAGTAATGTGGCTGGATTCCATTCAGCAAAAGGCGGGGCAGTACCGACCTTGACGCACCAAAAGATAGCAGGAACAAACCACGATGGCAAATAACCCAAATCACATGGACAATTTACAAAAGATAGACAGCAAGAAAGCAGCCGAAATTGGTGCTAAGGGCGGAGCTAACAAAAAAGGCTCTAAACACCTCTCAACCATTATTAGAGAGATAGGCGAGAACATAGATTGGGATAAGACAACCCTAAAGAACAAAGAGCAAATGAAGCAGCTATATGGTAACAACGGCTGGAAAGCTATTGTATACGTTGCAATGACTAAATCAATGGCTGGCGATGCTAAAGCGATGGAATGGCTTGCCAAGCATGGTTATGGCCAAAACATTGACATCACAAGCAACGGAGAAACTATCAAAGGAGCTATAATTGAGTTCGCACAAAAGCCTACCGACGATACAAGCGCCTAGTTTTCTTGAAAAGGCATATAAAGACCAAACGCAGGTAGTTTGTATACGTAGCGGCAGAAGAACTGGCAAGACTTACAACTTTGCGCTATGGCTATTACAAGAATGTATATCTAACCCTGGGGCTAGAGCATTGCATGTAGATACTAGGCAATCAAACATAGATAAGTACCTAGACCGTTACTACAGACCATTGCTTACTAAAATGAACATCTGGCCTGACTGTAAATGGAACTCGCAAAAGAAAGTACTGCACTTGGGCAACGGCTCGTATATTGACTTTGGCAGTAGCGAACGGCCTGAGGGTCTTGAGGGCTTTGCCTATGATTATGCAATATTAAACGAGGCCGGTATTATATTCAAAAAGCGTAGCCTATGGGAGAATACTCTTGCGCCGATGTTAAAGAAAGCCAAGACAAGAGCGATTGGTACGCCTAAGGGTAACAACTACTTTCAAACACTATGTGCCACTAACAAGACATACCACTTTACTGCCTACGACAGCCCGTTCTGGACACCTGAGGAGATAGAAACTGCTAAAACTACCATGACCCAAGAGGCATTTAAGCAAGAGGTGCTGGCCGAGTTTATAGACGGTGCTGGGGCGGTGTTTAGGAACGTAACCGAGAACATATCTGGAGAGCTATTAGATAAGCCGTTAGATGGCCATAAGTATGTATTATCTGCTGACATAGCTAAACACCAGGATTTTACTGTAATATTTGTTGGTGATTTAGAGAGTAAGCAAATAATATATCATGAACGGTTTAATCAAATAGACTGGGGCTTGCAAAAATCGAGGATATATAACGCATACCACAAGTTTAGGTGTATAAAAGGCATAATTGATGCAACAGGCGTTGGCGATAGCGTGTTTGATGATTTGCGTAATCAGGGGCTGAATATTGAGGGCTTTAAGTTCACATCTACAAGTAAGCAAGAGTTGGTTAGCGATTTGTCTGTATCAATGGATAACGGCACAATTAAGTACCCGAATATACCGCAGTTATTAGACGAATTGAGCCTGTATGCCTACGAGCAAAGGGCTAATGGACAGTTTAGTTATTCAGCACCTGAGGGCTTTCATGATGACGAATGTATGAGCCTTGCCCTAATCAATAGGCTGTTCCAGCAAAAGCAAGTGGTCTATGCCAAGCCTCGCTTTTAGTGAACAGGTATAATTAAAGTAGATACATAAACAGGATTTATAAATGAACCCACTTAACTTTTTAAGGCGAAACAAAAAGAAACTGGCCGACCCTACACTAGGGATAGACCTTAATAATGTTGGCTGGCATAAAATGGGTATTGGTGGCATTAGCACCTATGACTTTTACCGCCAGAATGAATACGAAAACGCTTACTCAAGCATCCGAGTTATAGCCAACTCATTCATGGCAATAGAGCCTTACGTAATAAATGCAAATGGCGATGTCGTGCAATCAAATGTAATAGATAGATTGTATAGCCCTAACGCAGATATGAGTGCAGTAGACTTTAGGGAAGCACTAGCCGTTATGTGCTTAATACACCCGATAGTAGCCCTATATATTCATCGTAATGGCGATAATATAACCGCTAACAATATAACTGGCTTTACATTCATTGAGAGCAAGCCATACGTCAAGGCTGGCAAAAGGTACTGGAGATTATCTAACAACACAGAGGTTAGCACTGATGAGGTTATACAGATTAAGAGTATTAACCCTTACGAGCTTACAAATGGCTTCTCCCCGGCACAGGCTGGCAAACGCTGGACATCACTTGATGATTTAATAGCTGAGTACCAAACTGGCTTCTTTAAAAACGGAGCTATACCAAGCGGCCAATTTATAATAACCGCTGCAACTGTACAGGACTTCAACGACATAGTAGATAACCTACAAGATAAGCACCGAGGGGCTAGTAATAACAATAATGTAGCTTATGTACACAGGCCTATTGACCCAGCTGGTGGTACTAAAGATGCACAAATCGAGTGGATACCATTTAGCACAGGCAATAAAGAGTTAAGCCTTAAAGAGCTATTTGACCAAGCTAACCAAAAGATTGACAGTGTTTATGGAGTACCTGCAAGCCTTAGAGGAGTGAACGAAAACAACACCTACGCAAGCGTTAGAATTGACGAGGCTAATTTTGCTAAATATCATCTTAACCCATTCACGCTAAAAGTATGGAGTAAGTTTACCCACGAGCTAAACCGCTTAACAGGCGGTGCTGGTATAGCTGTAACCTTTGATCCAATTGAGCCTACCGTTGCAGATGAGCAAAAGGTCAAGGCCGATGCTAGATTAGTAGACAGTAATACAATGGCTAATTTACTTACTCAGGGCTTTGAGCTTGATAGTATAGTGGCTTATTTACAGACTGGCGATTTAGAAAGCCTAGTTATGGGCGAGCAAGAGGTAGAGGCCGAAGAAGATAACCCCGATGTAGTAGATGAGGGCCAAGCCCAAGATATAGATGTTGAGCAAAAAAGAGTTACCCCGCAAATTAGAAATGACTATCAAAATAGAGTTGAGGTTATTGCATACAACCAAGCAAGTAAGCAAGTAGCTAGGGCTGAGGCAAATGTTAAGTCTGTTGAAGTCCCAGAAAAAGAAGTTGAGCAATTTACGGCCGAGCTTGAAGCTACCCTTGCACCATTAGTAGCGGTTGAGGGGTCTATACAACGAGCTGAGGGAGTAAAGATAATACTTGAAGCTGGTCTAGTGGTAGATGATATAGAACAATTTAGGCTAACAGACGCACAGAGAGCCGATTACAAGGCTTATTTGCTTAAAGTTGGCAACTCATACACCGACACAATACAAACGGCTATACAGGCGGTTTTGGATAGGGCAAGCGACCAACAATTGACTGCTGGGCAGATAAAGCAACAACTACGCAATATATTGGCCGAGAAGTGGAGATACGAGCGTATTGCTAGGACTGAAGTTGAGCGAGCTGGCAATATAGCTAGTGTAAACGCAATGGAGAACATAGCCAATGAAACGGGCTATTCTATCAACAAGATATGGAACACCGCTAGTGCCGAGCCTTGCGAGTTTTGTCGGGCTTTAGACGGTAAGGTGATTGGAGTGTCTGCCTCATACTTAGATGTTGGCGAAACATTACTTGGGGTTGATGGTGGCCAGTTAAAGAATGACTTTGAAAATGTGCATGCCGGTACAGCTCACAGCAATTGTCGCTGCTATACCACTTATGAGGTGGTAGCATGATAGATTTAAAATGCGTACACTGCGGTAGATACATAGGCAAGGCTGAAACGATAGTCGGTATACTTAAATGCCCAAACAGTAGCTGTAAGGGCGAAACCCAATTCAAGAATATAAACAATGATTATGAGAAGCTATTTAGTTACAAGTTTGTAGATAAACCATTGCCACCAAAAAAGGAGTTAAAAGATGAGTAAAGATTTGTCAGTAAGATATGGGGCTAGCCTAAATATTAGGGTAACGCTTGATGATGCTCAAGCCGTTAGTGCGACTATATACATAGGCAATGAGGGCGAGGCTTACCTAGTAGAAAAGACTGGGGCTTTTGTAGATGGTGTTGCGGATATAAGCCTAGATACTACCGATACAGAGCTACCACTTGGCACTTACAAGTATCAGATAAACGTAGACTACGATGATGGTAAGGTTATAAAGTTCCCAGCAGGCGATAATTGTGATGGTGATACAGAACTCCCAAACATCCAGATACTTGAGGCATTAGATTTAACAGAGGTAAGTTAGTATGAACATTAGGCTTGATAGCACAGATAAGTCTATAAAAGTAGTAGCCCAAGAACCGATTATAAAGGTTGAGCAGGTTACTACCGATATAAACATTGGCGTTACTGGAGCAAGAGGCCCAAAAGGCGACAAGGGCGACAAAGGGGATGCAGGAGATATTAGCGATCTAAATGCTGGCTTAAACATAGAGATAACCGAGCCAGTAGCAGGTGAAGTATCTGTTGCGACCGTAGATGACCCAGATTTTACAGGCGTACACTTTGATACAGTTACTCCTATTACGATTGCCAATGCTGGTGATATAGCTTGGAACTCAGTAGATGGTACTTTAGATATTAAACTTCTGAATGATGTTAATTTACAAACAGGGCAAGAGCTACACTTTTACGGTAAAGCAAGCGGTGCAATAGCTAACGGTGATTTATGCCAATTTGCTGGTGTACAAGGCGACCATATACTAATGAAAAAGGTTGTAGCAAGTGAAGTTATAGCTAACCACGACTTACTTATAGGAGTTGCAACTACTAATATAGCTAATGGGTCTTTTGGCTATGTAACGTGGTTTGGTAAAGTAAACAATGTTTATACGACTGGTTGGACTGCTGGCGATATTCTTTATATGGATAACTCTACTGGGCAACTTACTAAGACAGTCCCAGTAGCACCACAGCATAAGATTACCGTTGCAGTAGTTATTAAAGAAGCTACTGGCGGTGCTGAAAACGGTACCCTATTAGTACGCCCTACCCATAGCTACCAAATAAGCGAGTTAGAAGATACTAAACTAACATCATTATCTAACGGCCAAGTACTTAAATACAACTCAACATCAAGTAACTGGGAAAATGTTACTCTTGCTATAAGCGATACAAACGGTTTACAAACTGCATTAGACGGTAAGGTAGACGAGAACACCGCTATTACTGGTGCTACTAAAACTAAAATCACTTATGATACTAAAGGATTAGTAACTGCAGGGGCAGACGCTACAACTGCTGATATAGCTGACTCCACTAATAAAAGATACGTAACTGACGCTAACCTAACCGTCATAGGCAACACTTCAGGCACTAACACAGGTGACCAAATATTACCGACTAGAGATAGTCTAGGCTTGGACACAGACGATACCGTTACTTTTGCTAATTTATCAGGCACTAACACAGGTGATGAAACTCAAACTACAATTAAAACTAAATTAGGTGCAGCATCTAGCTCTGCAGACGGTTATTTAACATCAACTGACTGGTCTACTTTTAATAATAAACAAAATGCTTTAGGGTTCGCACCAGAAGACGTTGCTAATAAATCTA